CCATCGCGATGCAGTCGGCGTTGGTATCGGCATGAACCAAAAGTCTGAGATCAACTACGTCCCAGAAAAGACATCGTTCCTTGTGTCATCAATGTTCTCTGCCGGTGCAGTAGCCATTGATGCCGAAGGTATCGTTGCCATTTCTTGCACTGAATAGGAAGGAGATTAAAAAATGGCTTTCTCTTCAGCAGGATGGAATGTGATCGGTGCAGCTAAAAAAGGCAACGCACCATCAATGTACACCTACACATCAGCAGACGCGATTGCGACTGTGAACACCGAAGGTTATTTCAATGACCTGTCAGACACTCTGGCAGTCGGCGATGTGATCTTTGTTCACGACAGCGCGACACCAACAATGTCAATCGTTGTTGTTCTGTCAAATGCCGCTGGTGTTGTTGACGTATCAGACGGCACGGCTGTATCAGTCGCTGACGCTGACTAACTTTGAGCGGGGCTGGGCAACCAGCCCCTCTTTCTCTATTCTTGGAGTGGCTCGATGGCGGCTGGTGATACCAAACTATCAATATGTTCTGAAGCACTAATTATGCTTGGGGCGGCTCCGCTCTCATCATTCGCCGATGGCACTGATGAGGCGCAAGTCGCAGATCGTCTTTATGGTGATGTGCGCGACACTCTCTTAATGCAATACCCTTATTCTTGGTCGGTTAAAAAAGTAAAGCTGGCGCGTCTTGTCGCTGCCCCCATCAATGAATGGAAATATAACTTTACTCTGCCCGGCGATATCCTTGGAAACCCAAAGGCCGTATTTAATAATGGCAATGTCGGCGCAAGATCAGTGCGCGAGTTTGAAATTTACAGCGGCGGCATTTTCTCCGATTACGAAGAAATCTGGATCGACTACCAGTTCCGGCCAGAGCCTGCCCTATTCCCGCCATACTTTGTGCGGCTGTTAAAGACGGCGCTTGCATCAGAATTTGCCGAGCCAATTACAGATCAGACCACCAAGGCAGAATATTATCACACCAAGGCATATGGTTCAGCCGCTGAAAATATGCGCGGCGGTCTGGTGCGCGTAGCCATCAACATTGACGGCGCTGACAGACCAGCGCAGCAAATCCAAGAGTTTCCGATTTCAGACATAAGGTTCTAGCATGAGCCGGATCATTCAGATACAAAATGATTTCACGGCTGGCGAGCTTGATCCAAAGCTGAGAGCGCGTACTGATTTGGCTCAGTATAAGTCTGGCCTGTCTACAGCGCGAAACATCACAGTCCAACCGCAGGGCGGCGCAAAGCGGCGTGACGGCAGTAAGTTTATCACGGCATTAGACAGCGGCGCGGCAGATGCAGTGCGGATGGTTTCGTTTGAGTTTAGCATCGCCGACAGCTATATATTGGTATTCACGCCCGGCAAAATGTATGTGTTTAAGGATGGCGTGTTAATCACTGACATTAATGGCAGCGGCAATGACTATTTGACTGTCGCCAGCCTAACCAGCGCAATTTTGCCTGAGATGAACTGGGTGCAGTCAGCCGACACTGTTATTGTGGTGCATGAGGATTTAGCGCCTGTCAAGATTGTGCGCGGCGCGACTGACAGCGACTGGACAGCCAGCGTTATTGCTTTTGATTTTATCCCTAAATACGCATACACGATAACTACTTTAAGCCCAGACTTTACCATTACACCTGACGGCACAACCGGCAACGTCACGCTTACCGCGTCAGCAGTTACAACTGACAATGGCACGGCGCAGGGCGGCTCATCGACTACAATTATATTGAAGGCTGCAACCAGCTACACGACTGACGATGCGTGTAATGGTTTTTCTCTGCACATTACGGCTGGCACTGGCTCTGGTCAGCATAGGCTTGTGTCTGATTATGTGGCGGCAACAAAAACAGCCACAGTGTCCAAGGCGTTTGACACAGCGCCTGATGCAACCAGCCAATATGAAATTAAAGCGTGGGGCGAAAACAGCGTTGATGAATATGTAAACGCTGTTAATGGCTTTGGCCGCGCTAGAATTACAGAGTATGTCAGCAATACAGTCGTTAAGGCTTACGTTGAAATCCCATTTTTTGACACTGATGACATTGTTGCCGGTGACTGGGAAATAGAAAATGGTTACGAGGACGTGTGGTCGGCGACTAGAGGCTATCCGCGCTCGGTTACTTTCCACGAGGGTCGCTTGTATTTCGGCGGCACTAAGAGCAGACCGTCAACATTGTTTGGCTCTCGCGTCTCTGACTTTTTTAACTTTAACCCCGGCGAGGCTCTGGACGATGCGGCTGTTAGTGCAACGCTAGACACCGGCACATTTAACGCAATCATAGATATTTTCTCTGGGCGTCACTTGCAGATATTTACCAGTGGCGCTGAGTTCTATGTGCCGCAGACGCTAGACACGCCAATCACGCCGAGCAACCTGATCGTCAAGCAGCAGACTGCCTTTGGCATGAAGGCTGGCATCCGCTTGCAGAACGTGGACGGCTCGACCTTGTTTGTGCAAAGACAGGGCAAGGCGCTGCAAGAGTTCTTGTTCAGTGACACGGTGCAGGCTTACACGTCAGCCAAGATTTCGCTGCTGTCATCGCATCTGCTGAAAAACCCCGAAGAAATGGCAGTGCGTGTCGCCACATCAACTGATGAGGGTGACCGGCTGATGATCGTGAATGGCGATGATGGCACGATTGCCTGCTATACTTTGCTGCGCAGCCAGAACGTCATCGCGCCGTCAGAGTGGACGACAGACGGCGAGTATATAAATATCGGCGTTGACGTTGATGACATTTACACTGTGGTAAAGCGCACAGTAAATGGCGCGGCTGTTTATTACGTTGAGTTATTCGATGCTGATATTCTGGTTGACTGCGCCATAACCGGCGGCGCGGCAAGCTCAGTGAATGTGACGCATCTTGAGGGCAAGACTATTAATATTATCCGCGATGGCGTCCACGAGCCAACGCAAGTTGTGCCAGCGTCACCTTACACCGTGACGTTTGCGCGGCCAGCCACTGCCAGCTACGAGGTTGGTCTGAACTTTACGCCGGAGATCAAGACGCTGCCGGTCGAGCCTAACCTTGCCAGCGGCTCACTCAAGGGCTTTAAGAAGCGTATCTTTGAGGTAAATGCCGAATTATTTGCCACGCAGTCATTAACGATTGACGGCAAATCTGTGTCATTTAGAAACTTTGGCACAAATGTTCTTGACAGTTCAGTGCAGGAGTTTACTGGACTAAAGACATTACACGGTATTTTAGGTTATACTTACGATGGTCAAATCACAATCGGTCAAGACGTGCCATTAAAAATGACACTGCTTGGCCTCGATTATAAAGTTAGTGTAGGACAATAAGATGGCAGCAGTTATTCCAGCAGTGATGGCGTCAGTATCAGCAGCCCCAGCATTATATGCAGTTGCTGGCCTTCAAGCCGTTACTGGCATGATGGCAGCAAGAGCGCAGGCCAAAGGCTACGCGGCGCAGGCAACTATGGCGCGGATGCAAGGCGCACAAGAGGCGCTCAAGTATAAGCAGCAAGGTGTGCAAGTTCTGGATAATATTTTGCGCACACAATCCGCAGTCACTGCTAGGGCAGCGGCGGGCGGCATTGACCCATTCAGCGGCAGTGCTGGTGCGCTTAACCAGTATGCTATGGCGAAGGGCGCAGAAGAGCTTTACACGACCCGCGAAGGTCAGGTTATTGCCAGACGCGGCGGCGAGATGAAGGCAGGCCAGCTTATGTCTGCGGCTAAAAGCACAATGGCACAAGGGCTTGTTGGTGCGGCTACAGCATTTGGCGGTGCTTACTCAACGCAGAGCCTGATTGGCGGTCAGCAGACGTTAGGTACGGTTTAATGGCAGAGCTTCCTAGATATCGCCCACTAGGCGCAGCAATACCGTCAATGCCAAGCGTTGACCTGACTGTCGCTGGCCGTGCGCAGGCTGGCGTATTTAGGGAAGTATCACGCGGCTTAGACGTGATGTCTCAATATCTCACAAAGACGGCAGAGTTTGCCGCTTTGGCAGAAGGCCAGCGTTACGGCGCTGAAAACGCTCCAACGCAGGCGCAGCTTGATGAGGCTAAGAAAGAGGGCGCAGACATTTCGGCAATGCTGCCCGGCGATGATTATACGGTGTTTGGGCGCAGCGCTAGAAAAACATCGCTTGATGTTATTACTGATCAGTCTGAGATGGCAGCGCGTCAAGCGCTGACTGCATTGCGCCTTGAGGCAGATCAGACAGATATGCCAGCCGCTGAATTGAGCGCCAAGATCAACGGCCTGATTTCGGGATATTCTAGCAATCTGTCTCAACTCAACCCAGCGGTCGGCTCAAAGTTCCAAGCGGCTATGTCAACTGTCGGTAACACGGCGCTGTTGTCACACTCGCAGTCACTAGCAAAAAAAGCAGAAAAACAGCAAGAGGTTGTCGCGCTTGGCGCGATTGATAGTATTATTAACGATACATTGCCTGACATTATCCGCGCTGGCTCAACAATCAATCAGCAAACAGGAGAGTTGGTTTCTATTCAGCAAAAGATTGAACTTGAGCGCGACCGCATATTTAAATTTAGCTACGCTATTGGCGACAAGGCATTGGCTAATCAACAGATTAAAATATTTGATGAAGCAGTATTAAAGGCAAAAGTTGGTGCGGTTACAGATTTTGTGGCTGAAGACCCGATGAAGAACTTTAATGCCTTGCGCCTCGGAAAGACAGTCTCTGACCCACATATTCAAGATGTTATTAACAATCTCGATGAGACAGAGCGCCGCGCAGCATTAAAGGCGGCGCGTGACCAGATCAGCAGCGAGCTTTCGCTTGATGCGTCTATTGAAAGCGCCAATGAGCGCAAGCGTACTCAGGGTGCAGAAGCGCTATTGCCCTCAATACAAGACGCAATCCAAGCCGGTAATACACCAGAGGTTGATCGTTTGATTGGCGTAATGGAATTGCTTGATCCAAAGCTGGCATACTCAACCGGCAATGCTATTTATTCTGAGGGCGGCGTTGATGATCCGCAGATTGTTGATGGATTGCGTATGCGGCAAGCTCGCGGTGATTTGACAATCAATGATGTCAATGAGGCGCGTAGTGCGGGCGGTTTGGGCAGAACAACATATAATGATTTCTTGTCTAAGGTCGGCGCACAAAATGATGCAGATCATAAAGACGCGATGACAATTGTAAAAAATACTTTGAACCCTATGCCGTCAATTATGCCGGGCAAGGCAGAAAAACAAGCCAATATTAAAATTGGAAATATTGAAACAAGGCTAATTAAAGCGCAGCGCAAAGCAAAAAAGCAGGGTATTGAGTTCGATCCATTTGACTTTGTTGAAAAAGAATTAAAGTCGATTGGCGACACCAAATATTCAACAGAAGATGTTTCAGATGCAAAGGCAAAAGTGGCAGAATTGCGCATAAAACTTGGCCTTGATGCAACCGCAAGCACTACAGCTTTGCGCTCCAAGATGATGATGGCTATTGAAGGTGGCGACAAGGGTTTGTTTACAGATAGCGCAAAATATAATGATGCCCTAGATGTCTTGGAGGCAACACAATAATGCCTAATTTTGAAAATGAATTTATGAAAACCATCATTGCAAATGATAGCGGTTTGCCCAGCGCTATTGAATTGCAAGCAGATGGCACGTCTGTTTTGCGTACTATTGACCCGACTGCTGAGACTTTGGGTATGGCTGATGTGTTTGGCGGCGGTGTGAAACCTGACATCTACGCGCTGTCAGAGGCTGCCGGTGCGCCTGTTACTGAGGCAGAGGTCGCTGGCACTATGAGCGGCGTAGTTCCCGGCGCTGCTATTGGCGCAGCAACTGCTATTCCTGATATTGCGGCTCTGGTTAAAGGCGGTGTGCAAGCGGCGACTGCCGAAGAGGGTAGCCGCATTGAGGAGTTCCTAAAGGGATTTAGCAGCATCTCTGGCGTCATTGGGTCAGAGAAAGCGTTTGAGCTTTATGATGCTGGCGTTGATATGTTGCCAATTAGCGATGAGGCCAAGCAGGGATTGAAGCAAGGCGCATTGGTTGGTGAGGTTATTGGCTTTGGCACTGGCGCTAAGAAAGGCGCAGAGGCTGTCGGTGGATATGTAGAGGGCGCACCAGCGCGGCTAGAAGAGGCCAAGAGCGGCGTTACGCTTGGTATGGGTGTCGATCCTATGACTGTGCTTGATGAGACTATTGTGGCTATGTCAAAGAAAACACCGCCTGCCAAGAACAGTGATTTAATAAATGTATTAAATTTACGCGCAGATCAAATGAAATTAAGCCCAAAAGATCGTATTCAGCCATCTGGTCAAAACCCATTATTTGACACAACGCCAGATGCGTATCAAAGAAATTTGCCAGAACAAATTGAAACACCAGTGCCGCGTGCGCCAGAAGGCGCAAAACTACCTTTAGGCAACAGAGCTGCCAAAGTTGTGGAAATGACACCGCAAATCGCAGATAAACTTGCTGAAAAAATGCGCCCATATCTTGGCACTCCAGCGCAGTATTTTTATAACACCGGCCCCATTATTGACAAGGCTGTAGGGTTAGGTGTGCCTGAAGATATTGCGCGAAAGCAGTTAAAAAGATTTGCTCTCAACTATGCGGCGACAAGCCCAAGAACACAAACAGAGCCAAACCTAAGAAGCGCGTCAATTGTGTCTGCTAAAGAAACGCAAGGCATAAATTATGATGAAATTGTTGGGCCGGGTGGCGAAGGCATAAATGAAAAAGGTTATCCAATGATGATCCAGCCCGCCTCTCCGGGCAAGGCAGAAGGTATTCATAGGAAACTTATTGAGGCTGTTCGCGCTGGTGGTATTGATTACAATACAAATCCGAAGCCAGCAACATTTGCCGAAAATGTTACCGGGAACCTTGCTGGTGTCACTGTTGATACCCACGCAATTCGCGGCGCTCTTGATGCTATGAACGAGGTAGAACCCGGATCAATTCCAGAAGGTTTTATTGCTAAAGAGTTTAGAGAGCAATATAAGGCAGACCCATCTACATTCAATCCAGCCACAATGGTCATTGATACGCTTGGAGATCAAAAAGTTGGTGGCGTAAAGATGCAAACAGAATATGCCGTGTTTAGTGATCTTTACAAAGAAGCTGCCAAAAAGTTAAATGTATCGCCAGCAGAGGCGCAAGCACTTGGCTGGTTTGGCAGTGGCAAAAGAACTGGCCTCGCGTCAGACCTAAAAACTGTTGCTGATCTTATTGATGAGCGCGTTGATGTAACAGCGCAGGCGCTTAACAGACCAAAAGAGGAAGTGTTTATTGATTTCTTCTCTGGTAAAATACCGTTGTTGTCGCTTGGCGGTCTAACATTGCTAGACACAGGCGCAATAACAGACAATCAGGAAGGCGCAGACGATGGCAATATCTAACGTCACAGAAGAACAGATTGACATCCTGACCGGCACACCAGCCGAGCCAGCCCTTGAGCCTGTTCCAGAGACCGCAATCAGCGATCCACTTGTGACTGATGCCGCCATCGCTCCTGAAGCAATCCCAGTGCCTGAGATTGATCCAGAGGGTGTGCAAGTTGCCGGTCTGAAGGATGACATTGTTACCGGCATCGCCAAGCGCGTAGCTGCGGCTGAAAAAAAGGTTATACCGCCGCTGCCTGATAAGCCGGTGCAGGACATTGGTGGTCAGTTAATTGTGCGTGAGGCCAGTCCAGAAGAGGTCGCCGACTTTAACAGGGCGGCTGGCGGCGAATACACCAAAGGAATTAACTTTCCACAGATTGCCGAGAACCTTGGCGACTTTGATATGGGTCAATATATTGATCAGATCAAAACATCAAACGCTGAACTTTTTGAAAAAGCCAGACGCGGCACACTTAATTTTGATGCGCTGCTAAAACTAGCAGAAAACCAAGGCGCAGATAATCTTGTAGTTGAGTGGCTGCAACGCTCGCCCGGCGATGGCGAGACTGCCGAGAAAGTTCTGGGCGGTATGCTTGCGGCTATGCAAACATCCAAAGAAACACAGAACGCATTTGAATTAGCGCGTGGCCTGCCTGTTGGTGATGAGCGCACAGCCGCACTTGCCAAGGCAAAGCAGTTAATGACTGTTGAGGCTATGCTTTACGCTAACCTATCAGGCGCAGGCTCAGAAGCTGGACGCACAATGTATATGCTGCGTGAGGCGCAGCGGCGTTTAGGCGCTGAGAATGTTGGCGAAAGGGCTGACGAGCTAATCAATCTGTTTGGCGCAGAAAATGCGCAAGACCTAGAATATTTGGGCGATTTATATTTGGCATTGCCAAAGAACGCTCGCGGCAGATTTGTGCAGCAGGGGCTTGGCGCAAAGACTATGGACGTTATCGCCGAGGTATGGATCAACAGCATCTTAACATCACCGGCCACGCATATGGTCAACATTGCCGGTAACTCTATGTTCTACGGCACTAGAATGGCTGAGACTGCTTTGGCTGGCACAGTGGGAAAGGCGCGTACTGCACTTGGCCTTGGCGGCAAAGAGCGCGTCAGGACACGCGAGGCGCTGATCCAGATGCAGGCGATCCAAGAAAGCTGGAAGGACGCGCTAACCGTAGCAGGAAAGACATTGCTGACAGAAGAAACTGGCGATGTTGCGTCTAAGATTGATTTGCGTAATCGCCGTGCTATTGGCACGACAGGCGATCCGCGTATGCTCATGCAAAAAATCAGGCAAGGCAACTTTGGCGCTGCCGCTGTCAATGCGCTGGGCATCTATTTTCGCCTCGGTGGCCGTTTCTTGCTGGCAGAGGATCAGTTCTTTAAGGGCATTGGCTATCGCTCCGCATTGCGTCAGGACGCATACACACGCGGGGCTAATATGTATGACCAAGCCATTGAGGCTGGCAAGACCGCAGATGAGGCCAAGGCTGCCGCAGCGGCAGAAGAGGCTCGCATCTTAACAAACCCGCCTGTTGGTATTGTTGAGAACGCACAAGACGCGGCGCGTGAATTGACGTTCCAAGGCGATCTGCCGGGCAGATTTGGACAGGATGCTTTCTCGCATCCAGTGGCAAAACTATTTGTGCCGTTCTACAAGACACCAATGAACATTATGAAAGAAACCGCAAAGCGCAGCCCACTGATGCTGGCCTATCCCGGCTTTTATAAAAAGATTGCCGCTGGTGGCCGTCAGGCTGATATGGCTATTGCGCAGTTCTCTATGGGTTCGCTGATTATGGGTGGCTTTGCCGCCACATCAATGGGTCTCGATACAGCAGAGCAAAATGTCATCATTATGGGTTCAGGCCCAACAGACCCAAAAGCCAAGCAGGCAATGCAGCGCAAAAAAATGCAGCAATTTTCTGTGAACATCAAGCAAGAGGACGGCACATATCTGTCTATCCCTTACTCGCGGCTTGACCCTATTTCTGGAATGTTGGCTATGTCTGCTGACTTTGCGTATTACGCGCAATATGAAGATGACCAGTCTGTCTTGGATAGCCTTGCTATGGCTGCGACACTGGGCATTTCGCAATACGCTATGGAAATGCCTTTCTTGCAGGGCGTGTCTGAGTTGACTGCTATATTCCGCAATCCTGATCCCAAGGTTATGGCTGATGAATTTATGAAAATGCTGGGCGAAAAACCGACTGAGGCAGTCTTGTCTCTTGCGCCCGGCGTGTCATCATTTAGCGCGGGCATTGAGCGTATGCAAGACCCAACTGTTAGCTCTTACTTGTTGCCAGAGGATTTGGGCGATCCGACACAAATGCCAGCGTTTATGCGCGGCTTTTATACTGCGCTGCAAAAAGCAAAGGCTCGCCATCCATTCTTTAGTGATCAAGTGCCGCCACGTCTCAACTTGTGGGGTGAGAAAATGCAAGCTGGCGAGGGTACAGGCTGGGAGTTTGTTTCGCCTATCCGCATCCAGCAAACCAAATATGCGCCTGTTGATGACGAACTTATGCGGCTCGGTGGCGGCGTTCCTATGCACCCCAAGAAGATTGACGGCGTTGTGCTTAGTGCCGAGCCTTACAATGAGTGGGTCACACTAACCAATCAGCTTGACAGTGAAGGCAAGCTGCCCGGTCAAAAGGGCTATGATGTAACGTCTACCTTGCTGCCAACATTGGCAAAAGAAATAAAAGGCAAGGAATACAAGACAGAATTAACAGATGATGACCGGCTGGATTACATTAGAAGCATTGTCGGATTATATCGCAAGGCTGCCAAGAATATCTTGCTTGAGGCTAATCCTGATTTGGCGAAACGAGTGTTAGCAGTACAATAGACGTTGAGTAACAAATGGGTTATAATCCCAGCATTGAGATGAGGCAAACATATGGCTGATTACAACATTAACGCAATTACGCGCCGCGTGGTTTACACTGGCTCTGCCGGGCTGGGGCCATATGCGTTTTCGTTTGAGGTCATCGACCAAGCTGACGTTGGGGTGTATTTCAACCAGACGCTGTTAACGCTCTCCAGCGACTACACAGTCACAATCAATGCCAACGGCACTGGCAGCGTCAACATCATCACTGGCGGCAACGTGCCGTCAACCCCAACGGCCAATGATACAGTCATCATTATCGGCGCCAGAGACATTGAGCGCACGACAGACTTTGTGACTGCCGGTGACTTGCTCGCGTCTAGCCTCAATGAGCAACTCGACAGCAACATTATCTTTGAGCAGCAGATTGACGAGCGCGTTGACCGCTCAATTAAATTCCCTGTTTACGACAGCTTCACTGGCGACAATGTATTGCCAGCCGCTGCGACACGCGCCGACAAAATCCTCAAGTTCGATAGCTCTGGCAATATCGCCGTAGAAAGCGCATCAGCCTTGTTTGGTGGCGCAGTGGTGGGTGCTAACTTTACCAACAACACATTCACTGGCGATGGCTCTCAGACAGCCTTTACGACAACTGTAGAAGCTGGATCAAAGAACAACGCACAAGTCTACATTGATGGCGTTTACCAGCTAAAGTCTAGCTTCTCTGTGTCTGGCACAACTCTGACATTCACCGAGGCTCCGCCGCTTAACTCGCAGATCGAGGTTATCATTGGTAATGCTATTGATACTGTTGATGCTGACAGCGGCAATGTGAATTACAACCAAGGCGGCACTGGCGCACAAACCCGCACAGTCGAGAACAAGCTGCAAGAGTTTGTTTCGGTCAAAGACTTCGGTGCTGTCGGTGATGGTGTGGCGGATGACACTGCGGCTATTCAGGCTGCGATTGATGCTGCTGACAAGGTGTTTTTTCCTGCTGGCACATACCAGTGCAGCAACATCCAGATTGATGGTGGGACAGAAAGCGCTGGAGGCAAAAGCATCGATGCCTCGTTGGCAAGCATTGTCAACGAAGCTGGCGATGGCAACTCTCTGTTTGTTATCGGCGCATCGAGTGCTGTAAACTTTCTGACGTTCAAAGGGCATCGCCTTCGTGTTGGTTCTGGCGGCGGTCATGTGTTCGACATTCAAGGCACAATGAACCATTCGCAAATTGACGTTGATTATATCCGTCAGGTCGAAACCACAAAGAGCATCATCAATCATAACAACACCAGCTTTTTCTTCAATAAAGTGAAGGGGCTTTTCTGGGCTATCAGCACCAGCCACACTGTCCCAGCCATTCGGTTTTCGTCCACATCAAACCTTGTCAGCGCCAACGAGTTTGACATTCTGCGCCCTGATCGCAGCGGCACTCGTCACTTTATGGAACTTCTCAGCACTTCTGCCTCGGATTACAATTACAGCAACCGCATCTCGCTGCGAAACCCAGAAGTTTGCGGCGGTGGCGTGCTGAAAATACAGCGGGCGTTTAACACCATCGTTGATCAGATGCACTGCTTTGATACGGGAACCACGGTCAACCACATGATTGAGGTTGGCGTGTCTGGCTTCCTTTGCCAAAACACCAAGATCAGGGATTACCAGCGCAACAGCGGCACACTCGGTTCTGGCCTTGTTGACATCTTCTTGGGCGATGCAAACTACACCTACATTGAGGCAGCGTCTGGCGTGTCTGCTTCAACGACCATTGAGATCGACATCAATAACGAGCCAAACACCATCATCACGGGTGCTGCGTTCTACAACGTATCCAACCCTGTTGCATCCAGCACGCTATTGCTTACGGCAGATGAAGGCGTATCAACGCCAAAATTGCTGCTCACGCCGCAGTCAAGTATTTTGACCGTTGCATCTGGCGTTATCACGGCAACCGACAGTGTGCATCGTGTCGATACTGAAGCTGCTGCGGCATCTGATGACTTGGATACTATCAACGGAGGCTCGGATGGTTATGTGCTGATCCTGAGAACCTCTGTCAATTCAAGGGATGTGACGCTGAAGGATGGCACAGGCAACCTGTATTTGGCAGGCGACTTCACGCTTTCTCATACCCAAGACACAATCATGCTGCGGTTTGACGCACTCATCAATGGATGGGTCGAAGTCTCTCGCAGCGACAATGAGACATAAGGAGATCGAAACATGACGATTAAGCAGCAAGGCGGAGTGTTCGGTCGCAACCCGACGTTCAACGATGTTACTGTTGACGGAACACTTTCTACAGGTGGGGCATTGTCTACAGGTGGCATTATAAGCACCACCAGCAACATAGTGATTGAAGCTGGAAGTCCAAATATTCGTTTTGCAGAAACTGATACTACAGATCAGAATTATAGGATTAGAGTTCAGGCAGGGCAGTTTATTTTTGAAAAACTTGCAGACGATAATTCTATCGTCACCGAATGTTTTCGTGTTGATAGCAGTAATAATCTTGATCTAAAAACTGGAAGCCTTGCTGTTGCTAATGGCCAAGGCATCGACTTCTCTGCCACCTCTGGCACTGGCACAAGTGAACTGTTCTCGGATTACGAAGAAGGGACCTTTGATGTAACTTTTGATCCGCAAACTTCGGGAAGTATAACAATTAACTCCTCTTATAATACTATGTCATATACTAAGGTTGGTCGTGTAGTTACTATAACAGGTGAGATTAGAGTAGGCTCTGTTTCTAGTCCTGTGGGCAATTATTTTGTTATACGAAACCTGCCTTTTGTTGTTGCAGACTTAACAGATTCAGCAGGTAGATCATCGGGAAATTGTTACTTTTATGATGGCACATATGCAACAGCCTCTTTCAAAACAGTAGAAAATCAAACCTATATCAGAATAAATGTTGATGCTTCTACAATAACTGCTGGCAATGAATTTGCCTTTTCTTTTTCATATCCAGCCGCATAAGGATTGATCTGATGGCACTGACAAAAGCAACTAACAGAATGATCTCAGGTGCAGTTTTTAACGTGCTTGACTATGGAGCTGTAGGAAACGGTAGCACTGATGATACAGCTTCTATTCAATCAGCTATAAATGCTGCAAGTTCTGCTGGGGGTGGAACTGTTTATTTTCCATCAGGAACTTACAAAGTTACTAAGCAATCTGCATTGGACAGAACTGACTATCCGGGCATTTCTGGTGGGGCAACAAAAATAGGTGCTTGCTTAGAAATGAAAAGCAATGTGCATCTCGATGGTGATGGACGTTCTTCTATTATTGACGTTGGAGATACCAGCATCCCATCGGAATACTGGTCAATTTCTATTTTTGGAACAGCGACAGATGTAAAAATTGACAACTGGGAAATGTCAAATCTAAGGTTTCAAGGAGATGCTGGGTCTAGCAAGTTTAAGTTAGTTATTCTTGAGCAGTTCTATAATATCAATTTAAATCATTGCGATATTTATAGAGCAAATGGAATGAGGCTTGGATACAGTGACACAGCTACTGTTCACAATCTTCTCAAAGTTTCAAATAATACTATCAATGGCACTGGTTCATTTCTTGGATTGTTCTATGTAAATCATTTTACAATTACAGATAATCTTGTGGAAGAAGATGATGTCGGCGCAGAATTGGTCGATATGCAAGCTGGTTGTCAATATGGGGTTGTTGGAAACAATCATGTTTACTGCAATGTTGGTGACGCAGGAATTGAATTAAACGCAGCAAAAGACATTTCAATCACTGGCAATGTAATTATTGTGGAAGGAACAAATAATGATGGGATACGTGTAAATAATAAGCAAGTTCCACCTGATGCTGGAAGTCCTGCAACAGACAGCACAGATCGAGTTACGATTGATGGGAATATTATCACTATAAAGTCTGGCGGCACTGGGCAAAGTGGAATATTCATAAGACCTACTGTTGCAGATGCTTCTGTAGAAATGTCTAATATTGTTGTTTCAAACAATGTAATCACGGGCGGAAGTCAAGCTGGTTCAAAAGGCATTTATTTGGCTGGCGAAGGATTGGTTTGTATTGGCAATAATATCAGTTCTTTTGAAGATGGAATTTTATTCGATCAGGCTGATGTAAATTATGAAAGCCCATTGAGAAGCATTATATCCAACAATACAATTGCTAATTGTAGTGACCAATCTGGGACTGGATTTGGGACGGGCATTACAATACGCCAAGCAAGAAGCATTATCATATCAGAAAATTATTTATTCGAATGTGGCAACGGCTCTGGCGGAGATGATTATGCTATTTACTTTTATTCATTAAATTCTAATGCTTTTTTTAGGCAATGCTCTAATAATATAATCCAAACATCGACAACTGGTATTAGAATTTCTGGCACGATAGCTGGTGAATTTCATATTAAAGGCAATGCTATACAAAATACCGCTACTCCATTCGGACTTCCAAGCGACACTGTGAATATTCGTGGGGAAAGTGAAAGTGTTTATTTTGGAAGTGTTGGTGCTGGAACAGGTATTCAAAAACCAGTAATGGCAGCAGTGAAAAGCTGCATCATTACGAATTGGTATCTAACTAATAGTGCAGCAATTACGCAGAGTGCGAGTAATTACAGCACATATACTTTACGAAAATCATCTGGTGGTGGCTTCCAAAATATATCGAACAACAACACAAACACGCTTTCATTTGCAGAAGATGTGCCTGAGTTAATGGATGCTACTTTCCCTGCAACATCTGCTAATTCTTTTGTCTCTGCGGGTGATGCTATTGTCTTACAAAAAGCAGATACAGGAACAGGACAAGCAAGCACAGATTTACTTGTAACTGTTGAATATATCACTCATTAACGGAGATAAAAATGGCACTGACTAAAGCAATTATCAACGACAAGATCGAGATCATCAATCAGGGTGATTGGTCTGTTGTGCAAGTACGCACTGCGACTATCATCTCAGAGGATGGTACAGAGATCAGCAAGACCTTTCATCGCCACACACTAGCACCTGACGCTGATCTGACAGCCGAGGATGCTGACGTTCAAGCTATCGCTGGAACTGTATTTACTGACGCGGTTAAGGCTGCTTACGCAGCAGCACAAGCGGAGTAGGTAAATGGACAACGATGCACATACCGACATAGCTTTAGCAGCCGGTGCAATCACTAGCCCAGTTTGGTTGCACTCTCTGAACGAGTGGGTGACGCTGGTTGCTGGTCTTATTGGTATTGTGCTTCTTGTTGTCCGAATAAAGAAGGCACTAAAATGAACCCGCTGCTGCTGTTCGTTGTGGTGGTTATCCTGCCAAACGGACAGCCGCAAGTAGACGCTGGCGTTGTCGATAAATGCCCAGACACGCAAGCAACCATTCAGATTTACGAGCAGGCAGTATTGCGCGGTGACATACTCGACTGGCGAGCGCGATGCTACAACAGCGACCTGTTACGCCCCAGCAGCACATGATGGAATTTGTTTTAATAGTTTACCTTGGCGCGGCCAAGTGGGATGACAGTCACACGTTCAAAAGTTTTGGGCAATGTGTTACTCTGTCTAAAGAACTGGCGGCTCAAGACAGCATCCCGGCGCAGGCCGGTAATGGCACATCGACCGTCAGAGCCGTGTGTTTGCCTGTAGCCAAGGAGCAGTAGGTTGGATCCAATTACCATAGGCGCAGCCATCAGCGGGGCTACAGCGGCGTTTAATACTATAAAGCAGATGGTTTCTGCCGGGCGTGACCTTGAAAGCTGTATAGGCGACGTGTCTCGCTGGATGAAGGCCGCGTCTGACATTGATCAGGCTGAGAAACAAGCGAAGAACCCGCCACTATTTAAGCGCCTGCAAGGGGCAGACACAGTGCAACAGCAGGCGCTGCAAGTCTACGCCGCCAAGAAGCGGCTTGAGGCGCAACGTGCGGAGCTTAAACAGTATCTGCAAATGACGTATGGCCCGCAGGCTTGGGCTGACCTGATCCAGCTAGAGGGGCGCATCAGAAAAGAACGACAGGAGATGATTTACAAACAGCAAGAGGCGCGTCAGAAGATCATCGAGGCTATTGCTATTTTGGCGTTAGGCATTGTATCTTTTGGTATATTTTTTTGGGTTATATGGTTGGCGTCTAAAAATTGAGCGAGACCCGCACTGGACTGATTGGTGAGCATTTTGCTGCCGGGGCAATATTGTCGATGGGCTGGGCTTACGCCCCAGCGGCGCAAGATAAGATTGACGGTGTGGCTATCTCGAATAGCGACAATACTATATTGAGGATACAGGTAAAGACGGCCTCATACTTATTGCAAAAAGGTAAGGTAAAAAGAGCGTATCACTTTCAACTTGGGTCTGGATGCTCGGCAAAGCATTTACCGCGAAACACAAAGGAATGGGCAGACTATGACATACTTGTATTGTGTGGCAAAGAGCATCGAAGCTGCTTATTTTACCACGTCTCCCAAATACAACAGTACAGCAAGCGGCTCCAAGGCTCGGCGTTTACACGCGAGGCTGAAGAAGATAGCTGGCTCAAGGCTGTCGCGCTGGCTAAAGAAATGAGGCTGTGATGGATATCGAGAAGCTACGCGAAGAGCTAATCGCTGATGAGGGCATGAGGCTGGACGTGTATAAATGCACGGCTGGTCACCTGACGATTGGCGTAGGTCATCGCATCATCGAGGGTGACGCAGAGTATGGCAAGCCACTGGGCTACACAATTACTGAGCGCCGCATGAAGCAGCTATTCGATTTAGACATTGCCATTGTGCGCGAGGACTGCCATCGGCTCTATGAGGACTTTAGCGAGCTACCAGAAGAAGCCCAGCGCATCATCGCCAACATGATGTTTAATATGGGCTTGCCAACAATGAAAAAATTTAAGGGCATGAAGCGGTGTGTTGATGAGCGTCAATGGGCTGGGGCTGCGCTTGAGATGCTCGATAGCAAGTGGGCAAGGCAGCTTCCGAACCGTTCAGAGAGACTAGTCAAACGAATGAGGGCTTTAGCAGATGGCTAAAAGCCCTTGCGTTGGCATATGCGTTCTGGACAAGGATCGCGTCAGGTGCATTGGTTGCGGCAGAACCATTGATGAGATAATCAATTGGGGAAAAAAGAAACGAGGATCAAACAATGTTAGCTGTATTAGGTAAGATACTAGGGTCAGATAGCGTCATCAGTCAGGGCATGAAGCTCATTGATGATATGCACACCAGCACAGAGGAAGAGATTGCGGCAAAAAGTAAAGCCAAGATTGATTTAATGGGCGCTTATGCACCGTTTAAAATTGCGCAGCGTTACCTTGCGCTGATGTTTGGCGGTGTGTTTCTAGGCAGCTATGTAATTGTGCTGACAATGACCATCAGTGGACAAGGCGACCCAGACGCAGTGACCAAGGTGATGGAACAATTCAGCATTAACTATGCAATGCTAATCATTCTTGGCTTTTACTTTGGTGGCGGCGTAGTCGAAAGCATAAAGCAACCCAAAAAATAAAGGGGCTTTCGCCCCTTTACTCTACCACCCTGATCGTTCTGATCTTGCCGGGCGTGTGTGTTATGATGCCATCCTCTATCAGCTTGTCTAGCTGAAACCTGACGGCGGTTCTTGATCGACCCACAGCGTAGGCTATTTCGTTTACTGTCGGGCCGTGGCCGTTGTGGCGGTGGTAAGCAGCCACAGCATCCACAACAGGCTTCCACGAGCTTTCTCGGCGTTGTCCAGCCATCAGTCAATCTCCTTCAGCGTTAAAGTTTTCTGCCGCATGACAGTCTCAGGCTTGGCCGGTGTCACTCTCTCAGGTTGCGCGCGCATCTTGCGTGTCGGCCACTTAACTTGCACTCGGCGATTGCCGACAGTCGCAAAGGCCGTATCGTGGCTGCCCATTTTGTCCATAATAGCTGAAGTAGCTATTTCGATTTCACGCTCTGCCATCGCCTTGTTGGCTTTGGCCGTCATCAGGTGATCGACCCACATTGCATCGTCACCCTCAAGCTCCAATGGTGGTGCGTCATCGTCTGTTCGACTGTAGGCAACGGCGCCGTCCTCTGGTGACGTGACAGGATACCAGTCGATATTTTTTCTGCGGTTTTCAAAGTCGATGATGGCCTCGCGGATGCGGTTCTGCACAACCTCATCAGCGCGGTAAACAAACAGCCGCAGTTCTGTGCCTTGATATAGCACCGCGACACACCCATACGACAGGCCAGTACACATCATTTGAGCCTGCAATTGAAGCGGGCCTCTGTGCGGTGCCGGTATTTCCTCTGGCCGGGCTGACGTTAGCTTGGCCTCAAGGACGCCTTGGCCTGCCATCTCGACAATCCCGCCCTGCGGCACATAGATGCCATTAGCCCAGTCTGCCTTGACCGGCTTGTTGCCTACGCCAGTGCCATCTAGGCTGGCCGCAAAGGGCAAGTTATCGTGGTGGTAAGGCTTGTCAATGTCGATCTCAACATTGGTCAGGCCGAGACGCTTGGCGGCTTCCCGCAAGATAACCGGCTCCAACGTATCGCCCCAGTACATCGCTTGGTTTTGATCAAACCATTCCTTTTCGCCGCCCTCATCCAGCTTGATCATCTCAGCCAGCAGTTCGTTGCGGGTCTGATATGGTGATGCGTTCAATAGCACAGGGGTGCGTGACGCGCTCAACTCGAAATCGCTAGTTAATTTTCCGACCATTAGTTTGCTCCTTGTGATTTTCTAATATTTTGATTACTTCCTATTTGAGGCTGTATTTTTAGAGCCTGCTCTATTGTCCAACCTGTTCGCAGTCTTCTAGATAATGTTTGCTGCTTGATGCCGTGCGCTTTCGCAGCCGCTGTTATTGTTGGATAACCAGCTATACTTTGTGGGGGTTGGTGATTTGTTTTTCGTGGTTCGAGCAATAAAGCTTGTTCCGCCGTCCACCCAAAGACATTCATTCTATTCCAAACGTTTTGATAATTGACGCCATAATGTTCTGCGGCTTTTTTTATGCTACGGAAAGTTTTGCCTTGCACGGTTACTATTTTTGCTTGCGGATCAGTGAAAGGTTTTTCACGAGGCTGTATTTCGAGCGCCTCTTCGGGAGACCAACCTTTCCATAAGCGATGACGAAATTTTTTAATATCTATTCCGTATTTTCTGGCGGCTGCGGCACAAGATTTAAACCTTTTGCCGTTCACCGTAACTTCATTAAAATTACGGAGTGGGTCAAGCGGCGGTGGATTTTCAAGGCCTAGTGCTTGTTTGATTGTCCACGGCTCTGGGGATCGCAGAATACGCCATCGCAAATTATGTGCGCTTGCGCCGTAGGCATCGGCCAGTGCTTGCATCCCATAGTATTTTTTACCGTCTACTTCATACAGCTTGTTGTTAAACATCCAATGCGGATTTGTGGATATGCCACCAGAGGCTATGTTGTATCCGTGCGGCCGCATTGTATTTAATTCGGCTATCCAGTGCCGTTCTGCGCGGTCTAATTGGCTTAGTGTTTCCACCTTGTCTATTATTTTAAATTTTATGTTGTCTTCACCATATTTCAAGATAGCTTCTTGAAAAGACCCTGCGGTGGGCTTCTTGGACTTTGCTTGAAGGAAATGCTCTGTGATCCGGCGATTGATATCTTTGCGCCGGGTTATGCCAACATACTGCATACCGTTGACCGTATTGGTCGCAACATAAATAATCATCCCGCACCCCCAAAGCGAACCATTAAAGCCCAGAAGTTATAGTCATTGCTGACTATGTTTGTGAAGAACGCCAGCCCAAAGGCCATTAACAAAAGCATCCCGATAGTGTCTTTAAGCATTAGCTTTCCCTTTCCGGCTAAACGTGCCAAACCGCACACTTTCCTTTTTCTTGCGCCAAGCCTTCTGGCTGCGTGTCATTGGTGGCTCGCCGAGGTTTAGCGCAGACGAACCGCCGAGTTTATTTTCAAAAGTAAATGGATCAGCCTTTTTAAAGCTGCCCATCAAATCCGCAGATTGCGCCTGCGGGTCATCCTCAAACCCCATTAGTTTGCTCCCATTAGATTGCGCACGCTGGATGCGTGCCAGTTACCGCCCAGTGCGGTAGGTATGCCAGCTTCATTGAGCTTGGCGGCGATGGTGCGTAGTGAGGCACCAGCCTCACGCAGCACCGAGACGATTGGCATTGCCTGCTTGGCAACGACATTGGTACGCGCCACGCGCTTGGCCGCTGACGCACGGCCAGCGGCGGCAGGGTTGGGCGAGCCGAGCTTGACGCCGCGAGCCTTGGCGGCAGCTAGTGCGGCTTTGGTGCGCTCGCTGATTTTGCGGCCTTCCCATTCGGCGAACACAGCGGCCATCTGCAAGAACGTGCGGTCGGCCTCTGGCATATCGGCGCAAACGATTGGCACGTTAGCCTCAAGCAGCCCGGTGATAAAGTGAACGTTACGCGCTAGGCGGTCGAGCTTGGC